TATGTAAACGATAAGGAGGGTATTAACGTACCGCTTAGTCGTGTATGGTTTATGCCATGTTGTGGATCACGCGAAGAACATATTGAGAAAGCTCCAGCTGTTGCAGAATACGCGAAAGCAATGCATGTTAATTTTAGTCCGAGATTACATCTTCTTCTTTGGAACCTTGCGTTGCGCGTGTAATGAAAGCTTATAAGACTTTAGTATTAAATAAATATTATTTTCCTGTTGCTGTAGAAGGCGTTCAAAAAACATTTGGCAATATCTTTTCCGGTGCAGTAATACCTTTAGATATTACTTACGAAGAGGGAGATGACGCTAGCGTTAATTTAGAAACCGTTGAGTACTTTACAACAGTACCACATGTAAGTGATTGGCTATCACTACCTATACGACCATACGATGATTATTTACATACAGCGCGTGGTCCGGTAAGAGTACCCCAAGTAGTTATATGCACAAACTTTGATAGAGTTATTTTTAATCGCGTGCAGTTCCCTACAAAACATAATATTTATAAACGAGATAACTACACATGCGTTTATACAGGTAAAAAACTCACTAAAGAGCAGTTGAGCGTTGATCATGTTGTACCTAGAAGTAAAGGCGGTAAGGATACATGGGAAAATCTTGTAACGTGTGATCGCTTACTTAACTCTAAAAAAAGTAACAAATATTTAAGTGAAGTAGGATTAAAGCTTAGATACAGACCATATAGACCAAATAATGGACTTACATTTGATATATATAAAGATGAATGGTCATCATTCTTAAAAAATTGCTAAAATTATGGAGAAAAAAACTGTAAATTATGACTATGTTTCGTTTATTGTAGATCTCTTAGAACAGAGAGTTAGAAAGGACTACGATTTTATTGTAGGTGTTGGTAGAGGAGGACTTATACCAGCAACAATGTTAGCTTATAAACTCAAAAAGAAAGTCATATCATTTGGAATTAATACCTACGATGATATGACACAAACAGGAAAGTATGTTATTTATCAACCTATTACTATACCTACTAAAGCATCAAAAATATTAGTTGTAGATGATATATGTGATACCGGTAATACGTTTAATATAATACGAGACATTTATTCAAAAGAGAAACATCTCTCGTTCGAGTTTGCATCTCTTTTTGTAAAGGATAGTAAATCACATCTTGTTGATTATTATGGTCTGTCGGTTTCAGATGGTCTATGGCTTGATTTTCCTTGGGAGTAATAATTGATTAATAATAATTTCAACCTATATAATAACATGCGCATTGCTTTTTCAGGTACAGCTAACACTGGTAAGACAACATTATTAAAAAACTTTTTAGCTGTTTGGTCGCAATACTCGACGCCTGAGAAGACGTATCGTGACGTTATAAAGGCAAAGAATCTATCACATTCATCTCTAACTACCACAGAAACACAGTGGGAGATTCTCAATCTAATGATTGATCAGCTACAATCTTTTGACAAAAGATCTAAGGTTGTCTTTGATAGATGCCCTTTAGATAACCTAGCTTATACTATGTGGGCATATGGCAAAGGTATTGACGGTTTTAATAAGGAGTATGTAGATAAATGTGTTACACTGACAAAAGAATCAATGCGTCACATTGATATAATATTTTTACTTAACTACGACGAGACAATAAAAATCGTCGATGATGGACTCCGTGATGTAAATACTACGTTTATTAAAGAGATAGATAATATCTTTGCCGCTCTATACGAACAATATTATCAAAATCCTGAAGCAGATATATTCTTTCCAAAACACGATTCTCCTGGTATTATAACTCTACCAACAAATCCCCAACGTAGAATTGATATTATTGCTGAATATTTAGACCCGCAAGGAGACATATACGGTGATGAACATTCTTTATTCAATCCAGATAAAATTAACGAACTCGAAGCTTTAGTTAAACAACAAAAAGCAGCTCTTGATCAAGAGCAAAGAGAAAAAGAGTTATTTAAAAAGTTTGGTCTTTAGCTTTAAATAGTATTAATACGAATCCAGCCGCGTTCAAACGGTGTTACTATACCTGAGGTTAGTAAAGGTAATAGAGTTATACTATTTGTTGTTGCTTCGAGGACAGCAAGAGTTACAGGCTGTAGATTATAATAACCACCAGTACTTACACAGTAATAACTATCAGTAAAATTATTAATAAATTTAACTGTAATAGCGCTTGTAGTAGGTGATATAGTACATTCTTGATTTACGTTACTACTCTTTAAAACCTCTACTGTTGTACCATCGCTTGATATTGTTGCAAACGTACTATCGAGTACAACTTGCGATGATACCTCTTTAATTGATGTACTAAGTAGATTAAAACTTGAATTAATTGATGCAGATAAAGTGTTGTTAATAGTATTAAGATCAGCACTAACAGTATTAATTCGAGTATTGTAATCTAAGAACGTAGGCGCAAATGTTGTATTATCAAGTGTTATTAAAAAATTACGGAAATCGAGAATATTTGTACCTTCAGAAGTTTCAACAATTAGAAAATCACCTTTATTGATATCTGTTACAATTGGTAAATTTTTAATATTAACAGTAAGTCGATTGTCACATGGAGAAGCCATATACATATATTTATAAAAGAGTTGATTTATTAATAAAAAATACATAATTAAAAGTATGCGAGTTGGGGTAGGTATTATCACGTATAAACGAGAGCAGTTTTTTAAGAATTGTTATAATAGTATACCGTGGGATAAGGTTGATATAGCTGTTATCGTCAACGATGGACCAGCATATGATCTTGAAGAGTTAGGCGTAAAACTTAACGAGAAGACTACATTAATACAGCACGAACAGAATTGTAAGCTAGCTAAAACAAAAAACGACGCATTAAGATTTTTATATGACACAGGATGCGAGCATATTTTTATAATAGAAGATGATACGGTTATTGTCGACAAAGATGTCTTTACAAAGTATATAGAAGCCTCGCAAAGCACCGGTATTTTACATTTAAATTATGGTCCAGGTAGTCCATTCAATCGAAGACAAGATACTAGCATTCAATACGACCTACATAATAGGCATCTTTGTAAGCAAGACACAGAGCCGTTACCGCGCATGGTAATAGATTACGGTTCTACTAAGATTGCACTATACACACATACAGTTGCTGCTTTTGTATATTACCATCGTAAGTGTTTAGAACTTGCTGGGTTTATGGATGAAGACTTTAATGAAAATGCCTGGGAGCATGTTGAGCATACCTATAGAATCATTAAAGCAGGCTTACATCCACCGTTTTGGTGGTTCGCAGATCTAGCAGATAGTGAAAATCTAATTAGCTCGCAAAAAGGTGCTATAGAAAATAGCAGTATTGCAACAGAAAGTGATAAGCCGTGGGAGCAACAAGAATGGGCACATAAAGTAAAGAGAGGTTCAGAGCTATATAAACAAAAACACGGACATTATCCAAATCAACCGCCATATACACCAAGAGAACAAGTAATTAATATCCTCAAACAACTAAAAAATGATTATATCAGAAAATGAACTTAATAGTCAAAACCTTTTAGAGTTCGAAGAACTTTTAAAGGAATATATAAAGCTTAAACCATCACGCTTTATAGAGATTGGATCTCTATATGGGTGGACCTTGCAACATTTCATTCATTACGGGGAATATAATTCTACAGCTCTGTCGATCGATCTACCTGTAAGGCGCTTTGTTGGGCCACGCGATTGGCGTGTCGAGAAGCAAGAGTCAAATTATAAAAATAAATGGCCACTCTGGGCAAAAGAAAAAAACTGCAAGCTACATCTCATTCCCGATAGTTCACAAAATATAAAGACGCTTGAAAAGACACAAAGTATTTTTAATAACGAAAAAATTGACTTTCTTTTTATCGATGGTGATCACTCTTACAATGGTGTTAGATTAGACTTTGAAATGTATAGTCCACTGGTACGCACTGGTGGTATTGTCGCATTTCACGATATTGGTAAAAACGAAGAAGGCGGGTGTAGTAGATTCTGGGAAGAGATTAAAAATACAAAAAATGGGTTTAAAGAAATACTATTAGATGAAAAACACGAGAAAGGAATAGGTGTACTTTATGTCTAAAAATATTACTTTTGTTACACATCTAAGATACGACCACGAGGATCGAGTTAAAAATTTACAAACAGTTCTTAATTATTACTCTACAAATTTTCCTGAATCACAATTTATTTTTGTGGAAGATGATGTAGCACATAATACTGAGTTTGATAAAATAAAATGGCCGAAAGGTAGGACATCTTTTTTTATTATTAAAAATAATAGCTATTATTACAGGACCCGTGCTTTAAATTTTGGTATTAAAAAAGCTAAAACACCGATTGTTGTTTCTCTTGATACAGACTGTATAGTACCTGTTAGCTCGTTTAATAAATGTGTTTCAGTTTTACTTGATGATGTAACTATAGCTTGGCCATATAATGGATTTTTTATAGATACATCACATAATTTACATACAGAATTTGTAAAGAAAAATTATGATTATAATTTTCTTTTTGGCCTCTTACCTGATGTTACAAAGTTACAACTAGGACACCAGTATGGTGACTTTTCTGTGCGATGTACTAATACCATATATGAAGGCGTTGGCGGCATTGTAATGTTTAATAGAGATCGGTTTTTAGAAATTGGAGGCTATAACGAGAACTTTATTTGTTGGGGCGCTGAAGATAACGAATTATTTCATAGGTGTAATATTTTTGAACACAAAAAATATCGCGATACAGATTTAAATTCAATATGCTTTCATCTCTTTCACAGAAACGCAGTGAGAAATCAACATCCTTTTTATCAATCTAATTTTGACGAAGCAAATAAGGTAGAAAAAATGTCTAAAAAAGAACTATCAAATTACGTTAAAAGCTGGAAACATTTATCTAATGAATAGAGTTAAGCTTACATGCAATTGGTGTAGTGATAAAGAGCTCTACGAAAGGTTTAAGCGGTGTTTTATAAGTGAGCTAAATTTTAGTACCGACATCCAGTTTACAAATTCTACTGAGTATGACTGGCTAGTTATTATAAATCACCCTAACCAGCATGTTAACTTTCCTAGAGAGAGAACTATAGGTATCATTATGGAACCAACCTGGTCAGGACACTACCAGTTAAAACATATACTTGAAAATTATTGTAAGCATATTATAAGTCATGTTAAAACGTCTAATCCACAGTATGTCTTTCACCCAGGTCTACTACCATATCATTTTGACTATACAACTGGTGAAAGCTTAGATTACTATATTAATACTAATTTTTCTAAAACAAAAAAATGCAGTATGATTGTTTCATATAACGAAACAAATCCACACCCTCGTTGTTTATACAAAGAAAGAACAAACTTTGCAAAATTGATCTTACAGACAGATTTAGATATCGATATATATGGAAACGGTTGGGAGAGATCAGGTATCGTTGATCAAAGAGTAAAAGGTCAAATTGTAAATAAAAAAGACGCTCTAATTGATTATGCGTTTTCTATTGCAATAGAAAACAGCGTCGAAGATAGCTACTTTACAGAAAAAATAACCGACTGCTTGCTAACAGATACAACACCTATATATTATGGTTGTAAAAATATAAACGCGTTTATTGATAGTGCTTATATTTTATCTAATTTAGATACTATACAAGAATTACAAAGCATTTTAAAACAGCCACAACAGATACAAAACAAACAAATTATGGCAACAAAGTTTAATTTGTACAATGTAATAGTAAATTACATAAACAGAGTAACTCATAACAATGAAGATATTTCTCGATAACGGTACATTAAATTTTACACAAGGTGTTCCTATAGCTGAATATGATAGTATAACAAATACCTTAGTAGGTATATATAATTCAGGCTTTTACTCTTGTATTAATATAACAAGAATTGCTCTTTATAAACTCATATCACACGGTATTATACCGTTAAATATTTCATTTAAAGATACTCTTCTAAGCTACAAAGAAGTATCGACAGATGATTTATATCCTCTTCTCTATACAACAAACACTGAAGCTATAAAGGATATAAAAACAAACTTTAATTTTGAATATTTTTGCCCTACAATTATAAATTATAAAGATTTTAACTTTAACCAATTTGCATCTATTGAGAATGCTTTCTTTTCTCCTTCAAATATTGTATCCAAAACAATAGATAGTTTAAATGAAAAATATAATATAACTTCATCAAACACGATAGCCGTATTGCATAGAGGTAATGATAAGTGGCGCGAAGCTACTCTGGTAGACCCTCTACTCTGGATAAAGCAAATTGAATCTCAACTTGATGAAGATTATAGAATTCTTATACAAACAGACGAAGAAACTACAAAAAATACTTTTTTAAATCACTTTAAAGATAGGTGTTTTATTTTTGAAGAAATGATATTTAATAACACATACGCTAAGCCCAACAACGATTTTAAAAACTGGGCTGTGTGTTTCGAGAGCGTAATGAGAATAATATCACAGTGTAAAAAAATCATAACACATTCCGGTAATTGCGGATTCATACCTATCTTATATAGAACCAATACCTCACATACCGTACAATTAAATCGAAGTGGTGTTTTTACTTCATAAACACTATTGATAAATTCGTTTAAGCTGTTAAAATAAAGCATGATTATTGAACAACCGATTTATAATGGTGATTTAATTCACGAGCGCTTTGCATATCGTTACTTTAAGAAAGATGTTTCTTCAGTTGGAAATATTGTAGCTTTTCGCGCGCCAATGTATGTAAGTGATAATCTTATTGATTTAGAAGATTCACTCTCTAAAGACTATATTTTTAGTGATGATGCTATTAACTTTTGTTGGGAAATACCAAATCTCTGCCCTGTAGGTGCGGTTGCTTTTCAAAGATATCTTAACACAAATATATCAAAAATGTTAAGTAATTTACTCAAAAAGAAAACCTTTATGAAAGGAGATGATATTATGGTTCGTGATAACTTTATAGGTAGTGATGAAGTACAACGACAAGAAGGCAAAGTTAGCGTATCTATTACATATTCGCAGAATAATATAGCTATAGGACATACCGGTATCAATATTAAAGCGGGTCAACGAGCGCCAGGATTTGCATACTCCTCTAATCTTACAGCCGTAGAAGCTAAAATACTAATGGAAAGTGTATGTGACTTCTTTAATGAAGAAGTAAAGGATATTAATATTGCGACAACAAAAGTCATTGTATGACAATTTTTGAAATAATTAATCTTTTATTTTTTAGTAAAAAAAATACTTATGATGAACCAGACTGTGAGTGTCTAAGTAACTTTCAGCCATACTTAATTAACCGGTGGCTTTCCTTTTATGGAAAGCCACAAGCTACTTTTGTTAATGATACGTTAAATAAATACGCTGGTGTTTTTCAAGATAAAAACGATAGTTACTGCTTTTATTATAATCTTATACCGCGTCAAAAGTTTAGTCGAATACAGTATATTAAGAAGCAAAAAAATACTGCTACAGAGAAAGAACAGCCTCCTCTACCACACGGGTTAAATATATCGAAGAGAGAGATTAACTTATATCTTGATTTACAACAACAACTATGTAAATAGTAGTATGGCAGCAAATATAGATCAACTATCACCGACACGTAATTTAATTGATCTAAGCTCACACACTTCAGGTGATTTTGGTATAGATGACTACACGCTCTCTTTTATTTTTGATGATATTCTTCTCGTTGAATATGTAGATCTAACAGACGATGGCGATGGAATTACACGAAACGGTCTTTACATACCTACAAACGCTCTAACAAAAGCCTGGCGTAAGGGTAAAGTAATTATGTGCGGACCAAAAGCTGAATATACCAAAAAAGACGATATTGTTATCTTTCCTAACAGCCTCGGTGTTACTGTTTCAAATATTGATATTGAAGGTCACGGTAAGTTGACTAAAGGTATATTTTTAAATGAAAATAGAATTTTCGGTATATGTAAAAAGACAAAATGATAATACAGCGAGAATCTCTTAATAGTATACTTTTGAACAATGTTTGTGAAGTACGTTTTGTAAGACGCCGTCCTGTACGCGGTAAGCCGCCTACTCGTAGAATGTGGTGTACTAAAAGTTACAATCTTCTCAACTCTATAAACGGAAAAGTCGGCTTAAACTATAGACCACCAACACATCCAAATCAAATTAATGAATCAGTACATAATGTACTTGTTGTATGGGATATTCTTATGCAAGATTATAGACTAATAAGCTTCGAGCAGTGTAACTTGATCCAACAAATTCCTGCAGATGATACTTTTTGGAAATATTTTAATGAAAATATTTACCCGATGACTACAGAACAAAAAATCAATTTTATGAATCAATGAGCCTCGATTATTACAGTGAAATATTTAAAAAATTGCTACTTCGGAACGTAGCAATAAAGTGTGGTACTAAGACTTGCCGAGCAGGTAAGATACAAAACTTCGATATTAAGCAATTTTACGTTAAGTTGTTTATTGAAAACAATAAAAATAATATTAAAGTTCTTGAACTACCTTACCCATATACAATACAGTATACGGAAAACGTAACGACTCTAAACTACCATACAACAGCCTTTTGTAATAAAACTTTAGATACTTACTTAAAGATAAAACTCTTTAATAATAAAAGCGCGAGTAAATATTTTAATAATAATATCGAAATACATACTATAGAATAAGGAAAGGTATTATACCATAAGATATGGTAAGTAATCTGTTTGAAAGTTTTCCTAGAAACTTTACACCAAACCCTGCACAAGTGAAGCTTCTCAAAGGTATACAGCAAGCCTTTGATGAAGGATATAAATATATCGTTTGCTGTGCACCTACAGGATCGGGTAAGTCTTTTATTTCAAAAACGCTTAGTGGTGTTAGTAGAGAGCCGTCTGAGGAATTTAGAGAATTAATCACGACATACGCAGCGTATAAGCAAACACATACCGGTGGTTATGTTCATGAGAGCGATTGTGAAGAGGAACCATCATTTGGTGCTTTTGCACTAACGATAACCAAAACATTGCAGGATCAATATAAAAACCTATTTCAAGATATAAAAGTACTTAAAGGTAAGTCTAACTACCGGTGCGCTGTAGATGAAAGTCATAGTGTTGAGACAGCACCCTGTGTGCTTGTTAGAGGTATAAAGGAAGATTGCTGGAATAAAAATAAATGTCCGTATTATAATGCAAGAAACGAAGCGCTTGTATCAGAGCTTGCTACTTTAAATTATAATATGTTTTTCTCTCTACCTGAACACTTAAAGCGGAGAGAGTTTCTAATCTGTGATGAAGCTTCGGAGCTCGAAGAACAGCTCGTAAAGCAGTTCTCCTGCGTAGTACGATTTGACTTTCTCAAAAAATATGAAATTAATATACAACCTTTTGATAGTAGAAATTACAGTACTGTTAATAGATGGGTTAGTAATTTAATATTGCGTATTAGCGACAGAATTGAAGATTTAAAAGAAATAATACAGAGCGAAAAGCGTAAATTAATAAAAAACAACAAGACAAATGAACTTATTAGCTTACGCAATCTTCACTCAAAGCTAGTAACTATGATCGATACTTGGAGCGTATGCGAATATATATTTGAACCTAGTTCTGAAGGGATCAGCTTTACACCTCTTCATGTAAATAACTTATCAAAATATATATTTAATTACGGAGAAAAGATCATTTTAATGTCTGCAACAATTATAGATCATGCTAATTTCTGCAAAACTCTAGGCATTGATAAATATAAGTACATAGAAGTAGATTCATCTTTTGATCCGAAGAATGCTCCTATTTTTGTTAATACTAAGACGAAGCTTAGCTTTAACAACCTCAAACAAAATTTACCTAAAATTAAAAAACAAATTCTCGATATCTGCGAGCATCATAAACACGAAAAAGGTCTTATACATACACATACAAATTCAATAACATCTTTTCTCAAATCACAAATACACGGCGATCGGTTTTTGTTTAGAGAGCCAGGTGTAAATAATGAAGCTCTTCTTGATAAGCACTATAACACTAAAGAATCAACTGTTTTAATATCACCATCGATGTCACATGGGGTTGACCTAAAAGATGATCTTGCTAGATTTCAAATTATAATCAAAGCACCATATCTACCTATAAAAGATAAACGCGTTGAAAGACTTATGAAGGCTGATCCAAGCTGGTATACAAACAAGATGCTCTCTGCTCTCATACAATCTTGCGGTCGAGGTATCAGAACAACAAATGATCACTGTATAACATATATTCTAGATGGTGGTATTATTGATAAAGTTATATCTAATAAAGACAAGCTACCAAAGTACTTTCTAGATAGATTCAACTGAATAAATATGTATAGTGAATAACTACACATATCATTTTGAAATAAAAGACCTACTAACGCAATTTGCTGCAGCATTTGATGACGTAGTTATAAAGCGATACAATAAAAATCGCGTCGCAGAGCAATCCATAAATGTGCGATATGTATTAGCACCAAAACAGCGTGTAATGTATGATATTGTTAATAAAGCTCATAACTTAACGTTACCAGTTATTGCAATGAACGTCACATCTGTTGCACGGGATAATAATCGCATTTTTAATAAGCTCGATAATCTATATAATTACAAAGATGAGAGAAATAGTACGTTTATCGGAATGCCCGTACCGGTAAATATAGAGGTTTCTGTTTCGATTCTTGCGAGGTATATGCAAGATATGGATCAAATTTTATCTAATTTTATCCCATATTCCAATCCATATATTATAATTACACATAAAGAACCTAATAGCACTCAAGATAGTATAGAAATACGTACAGAAGTAAATTGGAATGGTAGTATAAATATGACCTCACCTACTGATATGACTTATAGTGATAAGTTTAGAATAGTAGCTGATACAAGCTTTACAATAAAGGGATGGTTGTTTAAAGATACTAATACTTTAACACCTCCTATTTACAACATAAAATTTAACAGTATAAGTCTAACACCAGGCTTTAATTTGGAGACTTTAGATGATATTAGCAACTATCAAACGGTCACAGAGACACTTTGTAATAATACATCTTCGAATACGTTAAGCGGTGCTCCGTATTTTACAGATTTATTCTTGTTTACCGGTAGTGAGTATATACGTATGTTTCCTCCTTATACAATTACTGGTAACATATCCGGTATAGGTGATAGTTATGGAGTAGGCGGTACCTATGGCAGAGGTAGTAATTTAGGTACTAATTACGGACCCGGTGGTGAATATACTGACAGTACGCTAGATATATCACAGAAAAACAACGATGGTACCTCTTACGATTATAGTTCTTTTAGATTCAATAAACCCGGTGGTTATAGCAGCGGTAGAGGCGAGCTCGAAAGCGGTGGCAACTATCTCATCTCTGGCAACAATCTCTCTCAAATAGACTATTTGATATTAAGCGCTAATGATATCACAAAATTTTATCCGGTGTTATTAAAAGATATTTTTGCTAATATAGCTTTTTCTTCTTATCTCTTTGATTTAACTATAAATCCAAATTATATACGAGACTTAGATCTTTTCTTACAGAATCCGAATAATACTTCGTTATTAACATCTCTTACTGGTATGTCGAGCTTTTATGCTTTTGTTAATATTTTTAACTCTAACTCAAATAGCAATATATTCACAAAAGCACTATCTTCTATACCCGGTACACTGAACATGTTAAGCTCGTATTCACTACCGACAACTAGCCTAACATCAAAAATATCCTGCATTAATATAAACTCCTCACAAATATGCGGATACTTCACATCAAAAGAAAGATACACATCACTAAACAGTAATATTGTTGTTATTAATATACCTATTATGCCTAATAATATGATCTTTGATATCGTAATAACTACAGGTGCTGGCTGGTCGTCTACGCGGTATATAGAAAATAAATCATCATGCTGCAACTGTTGATAACTTACACAGTCTGTATAAATATATAAACTAATGGCTGATCTCTCGACAACACCGAATAATAATAAATCTTACAGAGATAATGCTTTCGGTAAGAATCTTGTCAATTATATACAAAATCGTTTACCATATACAAGTATTGAGCATGATAACGATTCGTTAAATTCTAAATATAAATATTTCGCTAAAACAGGTATTCGTAGATCAGAAGCCCTTACTAAGCACTCTATAACATCATCTAACGCATATAATAATATGCCGATAGGTAGTATCGGTAAAGATACATCTTTTGGCGACGTTATGTATGCAAACATACAGCAGGACAAGCCTGCACGTCTTATCGATTATCGCATGATGGCTGCGTACTCAGATGTAGCGGATG